GGACGGAACCTGTTGAAAGGAAAGAAATGGATTTGAAGGAACCTGTAACTACTCAAGAGCAGCTCGACAAGATCGTGAAAGACAGGCTGGAAAGAGAGCGTGAGAAAGTACGTTCTGAGTTTTCTGATTATGATGACTTGAAAGCCAAGGCTGAAAAGCTTGACGAACTCGAAAAGAGTGGCTCCGAGGAGCTGAAAAAGGCACTCGCTGAGGTTGACAACCTTAAAGGTGAACTGCAGACACGTGATGAGAACGCTAAATTGCAGCAGATGCGCAAGCAAGTCGCTAAAGACACAGGGGTACCAGAGGACCTCATTCAGGGCGCAGATGAAGAGAGCATGAAGACGTTTGCAGAAGCCGTAGCGGCGTTCGCCAAAAAGCCTTCTGCACCAATCATTCCAGAATCAGGTATTTCTACACAGGCTGGAGAGACTCCAGCACAAAAATTTGGTCAATTCATGGCCGAAACATTCAACTAATTGAAAGGATTTAAGTATGGCAACCGGTATTTTGACAACTTCTGCAACACTTCCAAAAGACCTCTCCGATGAGATCTTTGCAAACGTCCAAGACCAGTCTGCAATTATGCAGCTCGCAACTCCAATCGAGCTTCCTGGCCGCGGCATGACCATCCCAGTTGTAACTGGTGACCCAGAGGCTTCTTTTACCGCTGAGGGCGAAGAGGCAAAGGTGTCCAACACCTCTCTTGGTGTTAAGGAAATGAAGCCTTATAAGCTCACTGTTATTGAGCTCTTCTCCAATGAGTTCAAGGATAACTACGAGGCTATCTTTGCAGAGCTTCAGAATCGTCTTCCAGGCGCCATTGGTCGCAAGGTTGACGCTACCATTATGTATGGCACTGCTCCTGGCACTGGTTTTGACACCCTTGCAGATGCTGAGTCTGTAGACCTTTCTGTTAAGCCTTATGACGGCTTTGTTGACGCACTCGAGAAGGTTTCTAACGCTAACGGTGACCTTAACGGTTGGGTACTTTCTCCAAAGGCACGCACCCTGCTTCTTAAGGCTAAGGATAGCCAGCAGCGTCCTCTCTTTATTACCAACCCAGCAGTTGAGGGTAAGGACGGTGGCTCTTCTGTTCTTGCTATTCCATCTCTCTTCTCCCGTGCAGCTTATCAGGCAAAGGTTGCCTCTAAGACTCCAGAACTTGTTGGCGTTGGTGGAGACTGGACTGGCGCACGCTTTGGCCTTGTAAAGGACATCACTGTCTCTATGGCAGACCAGGCAACCATCAATGCTGGAGGCACTGCAATGAACCTCTATCAGCGTGATATGTTTGCCCTTAAGTGCACCTTTATGTTCGGTTTTGTCGCTCGTGATAAGGCGCAGTTTGTCCGTCTTGCTAACGGTACCGCTGCTTAATAGGAGGCTCATATGGCAGAGACAAGAAGCTTTGCCACAAAGGCCGATTATGAGAGACGTTATGGGTCTGGTGCTCCAGAGAGGGTTGAGGTTCTTTTGCAAGATGCCTCAGCCCTCTTGCGTTCTAATTTCATTGCTTATCATCAAACGGCTTACAAAGAAGGTTTAAACCTTCGATTTGATGAGAATGCTTGCGCCGTTACTTGCGCGATTGTTGCTCGTGCTGTGAATGTTCCTGCTGGTTTTGAGGGTGCTTCTCAGTACAGCCAGCATGCTGGTCCTTATGAGTCGACATTGACTTTTGCAAACCCAACAGCTGATTTATATGTAACGCGCTCAGAACGCACTCGACTCGGCTTGAGTGGCATCAGAATCGGCTCAATTCAGCCGATGTGTAAACAAGACCATGAGGTGAATGATGGCAGCCATTAGAGGTGTTCAGATAGAAGTGGTTAGAGTAACTACTGTCCTAGACGATCATGGCAATGAGACCTCTGGAGTAGAGTCTTATGAGCTTGTTGACAATGTCTTACCAGCTCCAGTTGCGACATCTGATTTGTCTGCGACGCGCCCAAACGGCAACCGCATAGACATGGTCTTTCACTTTCCAAAGACTTATAAGCGAAGTCTAAGGGGAACTTTTATTGAGTTTGATGACCTGAGGTTTGCGGTCGTTGGTGACCCACAGCCCTACCTTAACAACCTAACGCCGCTTGACTGGAATAGGGAAGTTGAGGCGGTGGTTGTCGATGGGTAATGATTTTGTTGTCACAGGACTTAAACCTGATTTGGCTGGTATTCGTGAGGTGCTTCATACCGCTCCTGTAGCTGACATGTGCCGCGAGGCGGCTCAGATTTGTGCAGCAAAATGCAATTCTTTACTGCCAGAAAAATACCTCAAACATGGTGCTCGATTTGACGCCAAATGGGTTAATCGCGAGTACACCGCAGCTGGCCTTGTGTACTGCTCTGGAGCAGAGAACGGCATATGGGCTGGGCGTGCTAACGCAAAGCTTAATATTCTTAAGAAAGGATGTAGAGGATGAGCTATGACATTCTTTCAGACCTTACTAAGTATATGAGTGAAAAGCTTAACGTCCCTGCTTCAACACGAGTTCCCGCCCGTGAACCAAAAGAGTTTATTACCGTTACGCGAACCGGAGGAAGCTCTACGATTGGCTGGGATACGGCTAATCTTGCAGTGCAGGCTTGGAGTACCACGGATGCCGCTGCATATAAGCTAGCCTTGGCAATAAGGCTTCTTTTGCTGGAGTGCTGGCAAGAGCTTGATAAGGTCATCAAGGTTGAAGTTCAAAGTATTTACGACTTCCCAGACCCGGATTCAAAGAAATATCGATATCAATTAGATGTGTACATCACTACACGTCTGTAAGGAGTAATCATGGCTGATGCTATTTACAATGCAAATTCCGTCGGAGCAGCAAAGGGCCGTCCTGGCGGATATGCCGCAGTCGTTGACCCAAGCGTTGACATTAAGACGCTTCTTGATGTTAAGAAGACCATCAAGGATCTGATGACTGCAAACCCCGGCAAGATTAAGTCACTTGGATATATCTCTGAGGATGGCGTTGAGTTTTCTGTTGATCTCTCTGCAGAGGATAAGAACGACTGGGGAGGAAACGCTATTAGTTCCTCAATTTCTAAGTACTCAGAGTCTGCAAAGGTGACATTCCTTGAGTCCGCTGAGACTATTTTGAAGGTCATTTATGGAGACGATAACGTCAAGGTTGAGACAGACGGCTCTATTACTGTTCGACACAACCCACGCTTTACTGCACCTCGTATCTATATTTTTGACGCTGTTATTAATGAGACTACGGTCAAGCGTTCCATTATTCCTGTTGGACGCATTTTTGAGCGCGATACCGTAAAGCAGAACAGCTCCGACTTCCTTGGTTACACCCCAACCATTAAGTGTATGCCAGCCGAGGTCTTTGACGGTGATACTTACCGTGATGTCTTCTACGACACCACAAAAGCGAGTGCGACTCCTGGCGTTGTACATTAATTAAGTTTTGAGAGGACTCAATATGGATATTTCCAACATGTCAGCGGAGCAGCTTCGAGAGCTCGCAGCTGAGAAAGAAAATTCACGTGCAAAGTTGGAGCACGATTATCTTGACTTCGTACAGGATAAGCCAAAGCACGCTCCATATGAGCGCATAATTGAATTCGAGGGTGAAGAGTATGTCGTTGATATGCGTCGTACTAAGTCTCGTGAGTTTATGCGTCGCATGGCTCGTGTTAGTGATGCAGGGCAAAATAGCCCAGAAGCACTTTCTCCTGTACTTGCTCTCTACGACTATCTTTTTGGCGGCGATTGTGACAATCATGTTGTGGAAATCGTAACCGCAAAGCTCGGATATGACGACGCCGAAGAGATCATGCGCATTGAGTCCGCTCTTCTGGAAAAACTTGACGCAAAAAACTAATTCCGCTTGCTCCAATTCTGTGTGATGACACAAAAAGGGGCAAGCTGGAAGCAGACTTTCAGCAGTATTACCAAGTAAATCTACAGACGCTCATCGACTCTTGTGAGTTTGAGCGTCTGTTTTATTTGATGATAAACCTCCCTCATGGCTCAAGAACAGTTTGCAATGTTGACCCCAGAAATGATTGGTCCAATAGCGACTATTTGCTTGCGCTAGCGGTTGATAACCTTTCGTATCTTCGATACGAACAAGCAGGAGGTAAAGGCAGAAAGCCTGACGCCGTCAAGCGTCCAGAACTGAAACAAGAACAAAGTAAGAAGAAGCTTCTTAACGTTTCACAGGACCGCGTTGAGGAGCTTCTTTTTAGAGAACGCTAGGAGGTGAATAGTGGCTGGAACAGTAGTAAGAGGTTCCGTCCTTCTTACTCCTAAATTCGACAATCTTGGTGCTAATGTAAAGCGAGCACTGGGAAGCGGATATAAATCAGCGGTGTCTGTCCACACAAACGCTGGACGACTGGCCGCTCAAAACTACGCAAGCGGCTTTGGTGGCGCAACCGGCGCCATTATGGGAATTGTATCAAGCGTTACATCTCGTGCGTTAGATGCGATTTCTGGCTCAATTGCCTCTGCGGTCAACCGCGTCGACACGATTGCAAACTTCCCTAAGATTATGCAGTCTGTTGGCTATTCTGCAGACGAAGCTCGTGCGACTATTGAACGGCTTTCAACTGGTATTGACGGTCTTCCAACGTCACTTGATGCCATTGTTGGCTCAGTGCAGAAGATTGCGCCTGTGTCTGGTTCACTTGCCACAGCAACAGATGTTGCTCTGGCATTTAATAACGCACTTTTGGCTGGCGGCAAGAGCCAAGAGATAATGAATTCTGCTTTTGAGCAGTATTCTCAGATGCTTTCAACTGGCAGAGTTGACATGCAGTCGTGGAAGATTCTTGCGCAAGCCATGCCAGGCCAGCTGAATCAGATTGCTAAAGCTCTACTCGGTGCTAATGCAAACCAAGCAGATCTTTATAAGGCAATGCAAAGCGGTGCAATTACATTTGACCAATTCAACAATGCAATTGTAAATCTCAATAATGAGGGTCTTCCTGGCTATGCGTCATTTGCGGAGCAGGCACGTATCTCAACGGAGTCGATTGGCACCGCCTGGACCAATGTCCAGAACCGTATTAATAAGGCTGTTGCTAAGATTATTGATCATATTGGACAAGCCAATATTGCAGGTGCAATCAACGATTTTTCTAGCAGTTTTTCTGGTATAGCCGATACAGTTATCACATATCTTGACCCCGTTATTTCCACTGTTGGTTCGTTTATGGATCAGCTTCAAAATAATGGAGCAATCACATCATTTGGCGACGCTTTAAATGCGCTAAAAGACGTATTTGATAGTACCACCGGGCTTATTGGCGACCTCATAACAACGTTTACTGGTTTAGATAGCTCAGAGAATACATCCCGCAGCGCAGCAGATTTGCTTAAATCTGCCGTCGATGGCGTTAAATCTGCCATAGAGCTTGCTCGTGACGCAGTCCAAGGTTTGAGAGACAACCTCACAGTTGTTGCACCCGTCATTGTTGCCGTAGCAACCGCCCTGATTGCTTACGAAACAATCAAAGCCGTACGTTCAATAGCAGATGACTTTGGACTTCTAAAAAGCGCCGCTTCTTTGGCCTTTGATGCTATTAAGGGTGGAGAAGGCGTCCTATCAACGCTTTCTGTTTTTGGTGAGCTTGTTGGTGAGGGTGGGGCACTTGCGAGTGTCTTCGGAACGATTTCAACGGCCATTAGTGGCGTTGGAACAAGCCTTCTAGCCCTCGTAGGATCTATCCCTGTTATTGGCTGGATTGTAGTTGCGGTAGTTGCTCTCGCGGCTGTTTTTACATGGCTCTGGAATACTAATGAAGATTTTAGAAATGCTGTAATTGGTATTTGGGACTCTATTTGTAGTGCTGTTAGTGGTGCTGTAAGCGCTATTGGAGAGTTCTTAGGTGGTGTTCTAAGTGGGATTGTTGAGGGAGCTAAGGCTGTTTGGAGTGGTCTTTCTGAGGCTGTTATAAGTGCATGGGATGGCATAGTTACTTTCTTTACTGTCGACCTGCCAAATACGTTTAACCAGTTTGTGTCATTTTTATCTGGTATTCCTTCTGCAATCGGGGCATTTTTTGAAGCATTACCAGGACGTATTTTGTATGGATTGACGTTTGCAATCGTTTTCGTTGTTGCGTTTTTTGCGAGTGTTGGCGCCAAGATTAGTGAATTTGGATTAACTGTTATTCAGCGGCTTATTTCATTCTTTACCGTTGATATTCCAAACGCAATTATAAGCTTTGTACAGTCTGTCACAACGTTCTTTACGGTTGATGTACCTAATGCCTTTAATCAATTTGTGACGTTTGTGCAAGAGCTACCTGGAAGAATTCAAGAAGCACTTGCCGAAATGCTCGTTAATGTTGTCTTATGGGCATTTAACGTGTATACACAAGCTTGTGAGGCTGGCTCTAATTTCTTAAATGGTGTTAGTCAATTCTTCTCGCAACTACCAGGTCAGATTTGGTCGTGGCTCATGGGAGCTATATCGTCTGTTTCAAGCTTTGTCTCAAATATTGCTTCACAGGCGGTATCAGCTGGTAATGGTTTTTTAAATGGAATCTCTAATGGCTTTAATTCAGCAATAAGCTTTATTAGTAGTATCCCTGGACAAATAACTAGCTTTTTTGCTGGCTGTGGAAGCTGGCTTATCAACTCTGGTCGTGCACTTCTAGACGGTTTTGCACAAGGCATTAGAAATGCTGTAAGTACTGTTACAAATGCTGCGTCTGATGCACTTAGCGCTGTTCGTAAGCTATTCCCATTCTCACCTGCAAAGAAGGGACCATTCTCAGGGCATGGTTACACGACATATTCTGGTCGTGCTCTTATGCGTGACTTCGCAAAGGGAATCAAGGGAAGTTCCGCACTTGCTGAAACAGAAGCAATGAGTGCTCTGTCAAGCGTACATGACGTCTTTAGTAATGCTCGTCCTCTGAGCTTCTCAGCGGTTGCTGACGCTAATGCAAACGGTATTTATCGTGCCGCTTTTGAGCTTGATTCAAGGCAGCAACGCGCAAATGCAACAACGCTTGCAGATATCTATGACTTCATGCGTAACGGTGAGCTCGGACAGGTTATTGATGAGAACTCTAACAATATTGGAGACCGTGATTTCGCTCGAGCGGTTCAGAAGGCGGTGAAGACGAATGCATAAACTCAAGTATGTTTCTTCCCGCGGTAATAGCTTTGAGCTTGATGTGCCAGAAGCCTCAATTGGTACTGGCACATCACTTCGAGGATATAAGCCTGGATATACGCTAGGAGCGCGTTCTATTTCTGGCATTTCGTCTAATGCTCAAGAAGTCACGCTAGATCTTTTCATTGAGGGTTCTGAACTTGCAGAATCAATGGCCAAGGAATTTGAATTTGATTTCAATAATCAAAAGCCAGGAGCACTCGTCTATAACAATGAATGGTCACAAGACGCGTATGTGTCTAAGAGTGAGGTTCAATCGGTCTTTCATGATCAGGCTACAGTTGCTCTTACAGTTATTTTGCTAGAAGGGTCATGGCACAAAAGCCACATTAAAAGTTTCAGCGTGACTCACGATGATGTACAGAGTGATTGGCTTAATTTACCTTCCAATGCCCCATACAACCTTGGTATTACGAGACCGCCAAAGCAGCTTGAAATTCGTTCGTCATCAGAATGTCCAGTAAAGTTCACCATTTATGGAACGGCCCTCCAGCCACGAATCGTGATTGGTGATAACACTTACTCATTTTTACTGACGGTCCCAAGTGGAGGCCGTCTTGTTGTAGATGGCACTCGTACTCGCAAGACAATCACACTTGTCACTGAACTTGGGGACGTGTCAGACCGCTTCGATGTTGGTAGCCGTGGCAGCGGAAAGGGCAGTGGCAACTATTGCTTTGAACCACTGGAACAAGGCTTTCAGAGCGTCTCATGGGACGGCACATTTGGCTTTGATATTGAATGGTGGGAAACAAGAGGAGGTCTTCCATGGACATCTTAACGGTGTCAAAGGCTGACGGTGAAGATATTGCCGGCACAGAGGACTATGTGCTCGACCTTTCTTTTGGAGATACGGGGAATACTTTTGAAGTATTTGCCCCGTCGATTCCAGTCAAAGATGGATATCTAGTATCTATCGACGGCACAGAATATGGCGGCATCATCGACACAGCTTCAGACTCGCTTGACGGCGGTGTGTCTACGACTACATGGAGCGGGCGTACCTGGCACGGTATGCTCGCTTCAAAAATCTTGGTCCCAAGTACTGATTACATCAATATCTCAGATAAGGCTCAAACGGCCATCGAGAGCATTGTTACTGCGGCAGATCTTGCAACAGTATTTGAGGCTAAGACGGGGCAGTCTGAGTCAATTATTAAGTGCCAGCTACCTCGTTTTTGCGACGCTTACACAGCATTAAGACACATTGCAAATGCTGCGGGCTCACGTCTTAGAATTCAACGCGCTGATGGTAAGACACTTATTTGGCTAGAGCCTCTCACGGATAACAGACTTGATTCTGACGCCCTGGATTACAAGTCTAAGACGTCATATCATCCTGTAAATCACTTAATCTGCGCTGGTAAAGGTGAGCTTGCAAGTCGTACGGTTATTCATCTCTATGCAGACCGTGCGGGACGTATTTCAAAGACGCAAAGTTTGTTTGGCCAAGATGAAGTAACAATGCTCTATGACTACAACAATATCGAGGATGCGGAGCTTGAAAAAGAGGGAACAAAGAAGCTCAAAGAGCTTCAAGCTCAGTCTTCTGTAGACGTTACGGTCCATGACGGTTTGAATCTATACATCGATGATGTTGTTGTAGCCGAAAATCAAGACACAGGAAGACGGACTCAAGCGACTATTGGCAAGAAGATAGTAAAAGTCGCAAGCGGAGTAATGAGTGTAAGTTATGAAGTGACTTCACCAAACCAGACTCGAGGCTCACATGGCGTTTCATTTGAGTCTTCTGGAGCGTCTCAAGGTGCTGGAACTACATATGTAGCCGGCACGGGCATTCGGATTGTCGGCAATCGAATATCAGCGGTTATGTCGGATGAGAAGGTTGCTGATATTGAGACTCATATTGCAGCTGCACAGTCTGCTGCAATTGCAGCTCAAGGTCAGGCACATGAAGCAAAAGACATTGGCAACAATGCGTTAGTTTCAGCAAACTCAAGCGTCAAGAATGTATCCTCAACAGGACCACTTGCAGTTTCCCAGACGGGTTCCAACGTCACTTTAAGCCTTCAAAGTTCCGGGGCAGAGGCTGGTTCATACGGCCTTTCAGAATCAATTGTGGCTGGCAATAATGCCAATTTTGCGATTCCACGTCTTACAGTTGACGAATTTGGACGCATCACTTCAATCGCTCAATCAATGGTGACTCTTCAAATTAGTGGGGGAGCAAACCAAGGCGGAGGCTTCCTGGCTGCTCATCCAATCGGTTCAATCTATGAAACAACTAGATCATTTAATCCATCGAGCCTCGGCGGTACATGGAAACGTCTGCCGTCACTTGACGGTTTTAAGTGGGAAAGGACGGCGTAATGGCTAAAGAACAAGGCTCCAGATATACCTGTGACAGATGCGGTAAGTCTGAGTTTGTTACTCCAAGCAATACATACTCGCTCGCTCAATGGCATGACATTAAGCGTCAGTCACAGCGAGGAGAGGAGAATCGCACTTATTGCGAGAGCTGCTACAAAGCATATCTCGAGCTTCTTGCAAAACATGATGCTTCATTCAAAGAGTTTGAAAGCAAGGTGAATTAACATGGCGGTTACATGCGTCGATGGACAGGGTCAAGCACCTCACATTACTGGTGCAGATAAAGGACGTTTGCACGCTGGTATTTTTGGCGAAAAGAGCGTCGTGCTTGCAGTTGGTAAGCGTCTGGCGGTTACGCAAGAGAGTGCCAATCGAGTCACTATTGCAACCGGCGACGCCTCTCTTCATGGTAGACAAGTGAGTGTCACCGCCCCGGAGCAGGTCACAATCACGTCTGGAACTCAAGGACAGAATCGTAACGACTTTATCTGCCTTAAATATGAGCGTAACGCGCAGGGAATTGAGTCGGCAAAGCTTGAGGTTCTACGTGGTGTACCTACATCTGGTAAAGCTGAGGACCCATTAGTACCAGCGGGTAACGTCTTAAATGGTGACGCTCAAGACTATTTCCCGCTCTATCGTGTAAAGCTTAATGGCGTTGTTGCGTCTAAGCCAGAGCAGCTTTTTATGTTTGCGAATACGCTCTATAAAGATGATAACGGCGATTTTGAGACGGTGATTTTGCAAGATCAGGGAAGTTATAAAAATTACTGGCATATTTACCGCACGGGTGATTCTGTGACTATTAAGGTAAGAGGTTGGCTCGCAAATAACATTACTTATGACGCAGTTAGATGTCCGTTTACTCTTCCCGAGGGTTCAAGACCGCCGCTTCTGGATCATGACAAATACAACGCCGACACAGATGGGCAAGAGTCAATTGTCTATTCAACGGGATTTTCCATGGGTCACGCTGACGTGATTACGGCCATTTCTGCTCGTCCAGATGGAAGCATCTACTTGCAAGACATGGGTGGCGCTGTTTCCAACGCCTGGAGACAGGGATCTCTTACTTATACAGTGAGGCATTAAGGAGGTGAGGTCATGAACCCACTAACATTCGAGCAAATAATCGCTATTGTTTCATTCCTTGGAATGATGGTGTCCCTTATCAACGGTGCTAAGGCTATGACACGTGCGAGTCAGGAAGACGCGATGCGATTGGTTCGCATTGAAGAAGGCGTGAAGCAACTCAAGAGTGACTTAGATGACACGCAGAAAGCATTTACGGCTTACATGGCACGCACCGATGAAACTATTACGAATATTCGCGATACCCTCTCTGTCCACGATACCCGCCTTGCCGTGGTTGAGGATGTGACCCGTACACAGGCGGGAAGACTGGAGCGCCTAGAACAGGCGCATACGCACTAAGTGACTATCGACAACTAAAAATCGTTTAAGGAGTAAACATGATTAACTTAACCGTTCGCGCACGTAACAAAGCATTTTGGCTGGCTCTTATCTCTGCCGTACTTCTACTTATCCAAGTATGTGCAGTGCCTTTTGGTTACACTTGGGACTTTGCAAACTTGGGACAGCAACTCACAGCCATTGTGAACGCTGCTTTTGCCGTGCTTTCTATTCTTGGTGTTGTCACTGACCCAACCACCAAGGGCTTTGGCGATTCAGAGCGTGCAATGACCTACACCAGGCCTGGCGTAAGCCCTTTAGACGAGGAGGCACGCTAATGGCTGACTTCTCAGGACAGATTACCGCTGACGCATATATTCCAACGTCGGCATATTCAGCCGGGCGAGACGGTCATTCTGTGCAGTATATCGTGGTTCACCATGAAGCTGCCACGGGTTTAGATGGTGCAGCTATTACAGCAATGTGGGATAGAATGCAGACACAATCTGCACACTATTCTGTGGATGGTGCGGGTACTATCACCCAGCACGTACTGGAGAGCAATACCGCATGGGCGTGTGGTCGTTGGGTTGCTAATTGCGAGAGTATCTCGATTGAGCACGCTAATAATTCCACATCGCCCTGGACTGTCTCTGAAGCTACTCTAGAGAGCGGTGCACACCTCGTGGCCGCTCTTCTCATTAAGTACGGACTCGGCTATCCGCGTTGGGGTGGTAACGTCCGACCACACAAACAGATCGTGGCGACCGCTTGCCCTGGCGAGCTTGCAGGTTCACAGAACGCTCACTATATGGAGCGCGTTTGCTACTGGTACGAGGTCATGACTGGCGCACGTTCAACAGACGAGCGTGGCTGGCACACCAACGGCAAAGGCTCATGGTGGTATCAGACAGGTGCAACATCAAGCGAGTACGCCACAGGCTGGCTCAAAGTTGGCACTAGCTGGTATTACTTCAACGAGTCTGGCTGGATGCTCACCGGTTGGGTTCACGCTTCTTGGGAAGGCTCGGAGAAGTATTGGTGGCACTTCGGCGAGGACGGCGCATTGCAATTTGACAAGTGGCTCGCATACAACGGCAGCTGGTATTTGCTAGGCTCTGACGGACGTATGGCTACCGGCTGGGCTGAGCGTGACGGAAAGCAATACTACCTCGACGAGACAGGTCGCATGATTACTGGCTGGCTCAAGCTAGACAATGACTGGTTCTATCTGCGCTCTGATGGTTCACGAGTTGAAGATTGTCTTTTCGGGGTTGGGGCA